GTCAGCGTGTCAGTCGCACAGTTGTCACCAATGGTGGTGTTGCCGAGAACCGTGAGTGTGTCGTTCAGCGTCGTTGGGCTGTTGACCGTCAGTGTCCCAGTCAGAACGCTGTTGCCAGTGATTGCAACGTTGCCAGTGAACCCAGAGTTGCCAAGAACATCGAGGTTGCCGTTCAGATCAGCAAGACCAGCAACAATGAGATCCTGTTGCAAGGTTGCGTCGTCTGCAACCACGATGGTCGCGTCGAACTGTGCTGCGTCTGTGACCTGAAGCGTGTCACCGAATGTGACCGCTTGGTCGACGTTTAGTGTGTCCTGGAAGTTGACTGCCCCAACGACGTCCATCAAGGCGTTGATGGTGACATCGTCGTTGACAATCAGGAACGACTCGATCGTAACTTGACCATCGGTGTTGATGTTGCCTGTTGTGGCATCAATCACCATCAACTGGTTAGTCGTTGACGTGGCATTGGTGCCAATGATGATATCACAATTGTTGACGACTGTGCCGCCAAATGTAACAACGTCCGCGCAGGAGTCGCCCAGGGTCAGGTTACCGATGCCTGTGACAGCGCCGGTGAATGTGACAAGGTCGTTGAATGTCGCAGGACAATCGAAGGTGGAAGATGCGGTGACTTGGAAGGTGTCAAAGCAGTCGCTTCCCACACTCACACTTGCCAAGAAGTCGGCTGTGGAGTTTGTCGTCAGTGTTTGCAGGTCTGCGTTACCGACGACCATGTTGCCGTCAATCTCTACGTCTCCCTCAGCGGTCAACGTAGCAGGAGCAACGATCCGGACATCAGCGTTGAAGTCTGACCTATTGTAGACATCAAGCAGCTCAGTCGGGTCGGAACCGATGGTCATGTTATGACCAACGATTGCGTCTCCACCAACGTTGAGAGAGTTGAGAGCGGTGAGTGTGACGTCACCAGTGATGTCCATCCGTCCTAAGACGGTGTGAACGTCAGTTGCCGCGTTGGAACCAATGTTCGTGGTCCCCAGCAGGTTGAACACGCCGAGGGCTGGGTCGAACTTAAACCGGTTGTCAGCGGAGAATTGACCGCCAATGTTCAACTGAACATGGCCATCACCCGTGAGGTTTGTGCCATCAGGACCAAGACCTGCGATGTCGCCAGCCCTGACGCCGATTGTGACCAGGTTAGCTGCGTTGACAACATCAATGCTTGGCTCGCTTTGGAGCAAGTTCTCGCCCCATCCGCCTGGACCACCAACGAGCAGAACACCGGGTGTTGTGCCACCACCAAGAAGACCCGCAGGGTCCATGCCGCCTGGTATGTCATCAGCGACCAGCGCTCTGAAGGTCGGAACGGCATCAGCGCCCGTTGCGGGACCCATGAGAGCGAAGCCACGTGGCTGTGGTGTCTCAAAGGCGGCGATAGGCGCGACATTCACCCATCGTGTTCCGTCCCACACGGACAGAAGCTCACGAGGTTGGGCTTGTGTGAGAGTCGTGTCTAACCACTGCTCACCAGTCGTATTCCCAATGACTCCAGTAGGAGTTGTGTTCGGTGCGTTTGCACCAACGTGAGTTGGGCCAATCTTGGTCAGAGTGTTGTCACTCAGACGAAAGAAGAGGCCAGGCTCAGCGTTGTTGAAGTTTAGGAACGGCATGCCTTCGGAAAGGCCAGCCGGTGTAGGTCTCAACTGTGAGATTGAAGACCTAAGGAATTGAATTGCTGTTGCCATCTAACTCTCCATCAGGCTTGAACGGTGCGCCAGTTGAAACCGTCCCAGACCTTGAGTTGATTGGCGTTTGCAGTGATGTCAAGCCAAAGCTCTCCAACACAGTAATTCGCCGAGCCTGATAACGAGGGAGGATTGATGCCCACTGCGCAAGGGCCAATCTTCACAAGATTGTCCTGTCCTGTCTTGATGAACATTCCAGGTGTGTTGTCATTATAGTTGACACCAACTTGACCATCGACTAAGTCAGAGGTCCTCGGGCGCTTCCCTTCATCACCTGATCTTTTGTGCTGTACGGTGAATGCCATGTCTTACCTCAAACCTCTTCCATGAGCAGACGGAACGTCTTACCAGTCTTATTGTTCCGCAGGGTCAAATAGTCCTCTTCCTCAATCATGGTCCAATCACCGCGATCGTTCTTGAGGTGAAGGTCACCAGTATAGATGTTAGCAAAGCGCAAAGCTGGGCTTCCAAGATCAAGGGTGTTGTCTGCGCCAGGAACGACGTCGCAATTGAAGGTGGTAGCGCCGTTGAGCGTGACTGTGCTGGTCGCACAACCGTTGCCCAGCGTCATGTTGGGCGAGTTAAACGTGACGTCACCGTCGAAGGTAGCTTCTCCTGCGACTCCCAGGTCGCCGTTCAGCTGCGTGTTACCATTGACCGTAAGGTCTTGACTCAGGGTCGTGTCGCATCGCAGAGTCGCTTCACCGTCAAGGATGATCGTGGAAGCACCACAACCCGTTCCCAGCGTTAGGTTAGCAGACTGGAAGTCAACATCCCCAGAGAACACCGTGTCGCAATTGACGAACGTTTCAGCGTCCAGTGTGACCGTGCCAGTTCCGCAACCTTGACCAAAGACGAAGTCTGTGACACCTGGGAAGGCAACATCGTCGTTAAACGTGACCGGGCAGTTGAAGACCGAAGTCGCGTTGATCTCGAATGTGTTGGTGCAGTCAAGCGGAGCGTTGTCTCCGATGATGACTGAACCCGAGACGTCCAAGTTACACAGGTAACCAAAGTCCCAACGCTCTGCAGGTCCACCAAGGAAGTAAGCGCAGTTTTGACCATTCGGTGTGATGTTACCACCGATGACTGCTGGACCCTCGACGAACAAGGAGTTGGACTCAAGTCGCTGAGCAAACAACGTGCGCTCGAGTGTAAACTGACCTGATGCCTCGTCTACAACGAATCCGTTGGATGTGACAAACTCAGTGCCGTTATGGACGTACTGGACCGGGCGGAACAGAACTGGAGATGCGTTGAGCCACTGCTCACCAAGCGAATTCCCAGTTTGACCTGCCGGAGCAGAGTTAGGCCGCGAACCATCGACCGTCATTGCGACTGGGCCGACTTTTGTCAAAGAACCGTCGGTCAGACGAAAGAATAGACCAGGTTCTGCAGCGTTGTAGTTGACGGCAGCTTGACCGTCCAAAAGAGGAGCAGCGGAGGGTCGCTTGAACGCGACACTGCTCCGCAGCAATTGAATATTCGTTGTCATGTTTTCTTAGGAAATCGCCTAATCGATGGTGATACGGTTTTCGCCTCTATGACTTTTACCCCTCGTAGGGTGTCATCATGATGGCATAGCGCTTGCCAGTTTTGTTATTGCGCAGGGTGAGGACGTCTTCTTCCTCAATCATTGTCCAGTCTCCCCGATCATTCTTGAGATGGAGGTCATTGGTGAACACATCATTGAAGTAACCGTTCGTCCAACGGTTAGCGTTGGTTCCAATGTCAGCAGCGCCATTGGGGACAATGTTGTCGCTTACCGCTTTTGTGCTGATTGTCTGGGCACCGATTCGCTCCCAGAGAACCGCATTATCGACATAGTCCTTGGTTGTGAGGAAGTTGTCTGGATCGGAGGGTTGAGTAGAAGGTCCCGTGACTGCGTTTGTGACAGTGATGTCAACTGCATCAATGTTGTCAGCATAGACAGCAAGATATCGGTCGGTGTTTGAACCGATGTTGACCGTACTTGTCGGGGAAGGCAGGATGTCGCATCGCTGCTCCATTGCACCGTTCCAAACAATGCTGGAAGTTGCGCACCCAGTACCGAAGAAGAATGTGCTACCTGAGAATGTGACAGGGCAATTGAATGTGGTGTCAGCATCAACAACAAATGTCGACACGCCACAACCGTTACCAATCCTGGCATTATTGCCTACGTCAAGATCTCCTACTGTGGTGATGTCACCACCGAGGACGAGATCGCCAAGGATGTTTGTGTCGCAATTGAGGAATGCTGGCGTCTCAACTGTGAAGTTGCCGTTTGCGCAGGTTTGACCAAACGTCGCTGTCGGGCCACTGACAAAAATGCTACCTGTGATGTTGGCATCATTGCCAAGGTTGAAATCATTTAGAACCTGAAGGTCCGTGCCGATCTGAGCTCCAAACTGAATGTCCAGGTCGCAACCAAACAGACTATTGAATCTTTGCCCAGCTCCGCCAATGTTGTAGAGACAAGAGGTTCCGTTAGGTGTGATGTCACCTGCAACGTCAAGACCACCGTTGATGTTGACCGCATTGGCGTTGAGAGTGTCCACACCTAAGGTGCGGAGCATCTCCATGTCGCCCGTGGCATCATCAAGAGTGAATCCACTCACTGTGCGCCAGTTGACACCATCCCAGATTTTCTCAACACCTGAGTGGAAGATCGCACGGTCGTCAAACCACTTTTCAGCAACCGAGTTTCCGGCCACACCCGTCGGATCTGGGTTCTGGTTGGGGAAATCACCGTTTGTTGTGATTGACGTTGGGCCGATCTTAATCAGGTCTCCGTTTTGTAGCTTCGTGAATAGACCTGGCTCCTCATCTTTGTAGTTGAGAGCAAGTTGTCCGTCAAGAAGGAAATTAACGTCCGGGCGCTTGTACGGAACCGCGCTCCGGAGTATCTGAATGTTCGTTAATGGCATGATTCAAGCCGGAGCTAAACGTCCGGCTGTATATGATCAGAAGATGTCGTCAGTTCGACGTTCGGTGTCAATCGCAAGTGGCAGAGTCTCGTTGAGGTTGTTTCTGCCTTCAGCATCTACGCGACCGCCAAAGGAGGATGTACGCATGCTATCAAACCGCATCTCATAGTTGAGAGTAGAACTCTGATAAGCTTCGAGACCTTTAGAGACATTGTGTAAGCCAGCTCGTCTCCATGTGACTCCCACTGCTTGGATTATAGAAGGATTGCAAAACTCAACAGGCCAGTTGCCCACAGAGACTGCATAGCCGTTTCCATCCAAAGTAGGGAAGGATGCGATTGGAAGGTCGCGGTCGATCCAGAACTGAGGCTCAAGCATAGCGTCAATCTTAGCCGTTTCGTACCCAAGGATGGTAAGTAAGCGTGTGATCGCTAAGCGACTATGAGCGTAGTCCGGGTCAACCAATGTTTGGTTAGCGATGTCAGGGTTGATCGGGTCAGCGAGACCGAAGTCAGCATTTCCGTTGTCAAAGTCCAACACCGGGAAGTTGTCGTACCGTTCGTCAGACACCTGTGCGCCACGGAGATACACAGACCCTGCGGGATAGTTCCCAAGCTCGGGGTCAGCTGCTTGACTAAACGCAGTGGGGACGTATGCCTCTTCCACGGGTTGGGTGTAGTCAAAGCGACGAGCGATGCTCCATTGCGAACGATCCTCAGATGGGAAGACGTCGAGACTTCCATCCACGTCGGAGTATTCCGCAGCGTAGGACCGTTGTGACCGAGTAGTGTATGCACCTTTGGCATACTCAACTGTGGACATGTGCGGACCAGACGCATCACCCAATCTCAGAGAGACGTAGTAGCTGTCGGACCTGTTGGGAACGTCATCCCAGTCAGTGAAGCTGTTAGGGTTGTTGCCCTCTTCGAACGACTTGGCCTGGTGAACAGCGAAGATGTGGTTCCACCCGCCATTCTCACCGGGGTCCAACTGCTTACCTGGTTCCAACAAAGGAATGACATTAGCACCTTGGTTCTCAGCGAACCTAAGGACTTGTCCTGTGGAGGGTGGTTCGTGAGTCTCGGTAGTGTTGCGGACCTGAAGGTAGTAGTTCCGTTGAGTTGGATCGCGTGGATCGCGGAAACGACGGATGTATGGGACCGACAAGGTCGCCAGGTTCGCCAAAGAGTTGATGCTATTATTGGCGGCCTCGACGTTCAATGTAACGTTGTCGAGATCCAACCCAGCAGCCGCAATCGTTGCACGGTAAACGTTGCCATCAGTGATGTCACTGACCCACAGCACCGACCCAGGGCGGAGGGAGTATGGGAGCAGGACGTTGACGTTGAGCGGTTGAGCGAACGTGATCGTCGTTGCTGTGACAGCTTGGATCGAGGAGTTCAGGTAAACAAGTTGACGGTTTGTAGCGTCAGACAGCTCACGGGCAGAAATCAGCGAAGGACGGCGGATGCCAACAACCTCAAATCCTCTCTGATTTTCAGACGCTCCACCAATCGTTCCCATCCCACTGAATCCATCAGCACGAAGGGACGTATCACCCAGGAAGCACCCAGCGTTTTCCATCCAGATGTTGCCGCCATTTCGTGCCCAGAAACCAACCGCAGCACCTGTGGACTTCTGCTCAGACGCTTGGATCAATCCATTGTTGCGAGCAAGCAGTCCGTAGTGACGTGTATCGGAGTCCGGATCGATGAGGCCAGTGCTCAGTTGGTCGTTACTCTCTACGCCCATCACAGGGCGATTGTAGTAGCGGAAGTTGTCAAGCTGAACGCTGTCGATCATATACTGAAGTGCAAGTTCATCGGTGACTTGCCCCTCCATGATTCCTAAACCCCGCCAAGTTGCTTCGTATAGCGAGATCCAGTTTTGGTCAAAGTAGACTTCGTAAACTGCGGGGTCGTTGTTGAACGAACGGTAGTTCATACCGAAGCAGTTGATCTGCTTGAACCCGCTCACCAGACTTCCGTTACAATCCACACCGCTCAGTCCATAGTTGGAGTTGAGGCTGATTTGCTGGAGTGTGATTGGACGCAGGTATGTGTTGTCAACCGCCGGAGTTGCAACTGCAGGAAGCACTGCACCAATGTTAATCTCAGGAGCGGTGACCTCACTGCTGTCCACAGCGCCGCCAAAGATCAGGTTGCTGTATGCGTGCTGAACTTTGATGTAAAATTCGTTGAGGAGATCTTCAGATGCAAACTTGACGCAAGACAGACGATGGTGAGTCTTAAGGTCAAGAGTCAGTGTGAAGAAGTCGTCAGGACTGGATCCTGGAACCGGGGCACCAGGCAGCTCAGACCGGAATACAACCGACAAGTCATTGACCCTTCTCAGTTGAAGCGTCGTCTCTGACAGAGGCTCAGCATAGTATTCGCCCGGAGCGATAGACTCGATGCCGTTATTGCTTTGGGCGACAGAGGAGGGATAGGTAAGAGTGACGATGTCACCGCTTGTTACAGCATCTCCTGCATCGTTGAGGACCAGCGTCTTGAGACCATGAGGACTGAGAGATGTGAGCACACCCACTTCCTCTCCTTCGCCGTCGATGCCGATGATCTCAAGAGTGTCTTCTTTGTCAGTGAAGGTTACACGCTCAATCAGCGCCTCACCTGAAACGTGGAAGATCGACGTAGCATCCGGGAGTGTGTATGCGGCAGTGTCGTCAATGTGCTCTGCATACAGGTCACGAGTCCACTCAGGAGTATAGGTCGGACGGATTTGACTCTTAAATGCGTCGATACCAACGATGGACGTGCCACGAGGCAGAACCACGCCACCTTCCGAAGGATTGAACAGACGCAGCTCTTCTGCCGTCAGGTCTTGTGTTGAAGCGAGCGGAGTATGAGAAGAGATGAACTCGTCAAGAGTCGTCCCGGGCTCGTTACGAGCGATGTTAGTGCCAGGAAGCAGAATGATGGTGTACTTGTTCTGCTTGACCGAGTCGTCACGCTGTTGAAGGATGGACCGCTTAGCGACCTCAACTACAGCACGGTTGAACGATGCGAATGGTGACGCGGACCCGTCGTTGCCCATTGCGTCCGTTGCACCTGGGAATTCACTGCCGACGAAGACCAAAAACTCCGACCCACCATATACTGGAGACAGGACTGTTTGCCATTCTTCCAGTGAGGCGTTATAGAGGTTGAGTTGCTTGCTTTGAGTATTGAACCATGCTTCGCCGTTGCCATACGAAACATCGGAGTCAGGTAAAGTGTCGCCCATTGCTGTTGGGCCGACCTTTACTGTGCTACCGTCATTTCCCTCAAAGAAAAGACCCGGGTCAGTGGCGTTTGTGTTGACCGCCAATTCACCGGGTTCGAGATAAGAGGAGTCAGGGCGCTTGCCCGCAATCGATGACCTCTTCTGCTGTAGACGTTGTGCCATTGTCGAATGTTAAAGAACGATCCACGGGCGTAGGACCCGCTTCTAAATAGTCGTAATACTCGTCACCGATGTCTTCACCGATGGCGTATTTGTTGTCAATTTTCCACTCTTGAAGAGCTTCCTCAAACGGCTTGGACATTGCTGCACTTGGGTCGAGGGTTGTCGTTGATTATTATGCTCAGGTGGGACAAAAACGAATCAGTCTTCGTCTTCCTGAGCGTCCTTCAAAGCTGCGGGTGATGGAGCACCTTTTTCGCCTGGGCGACGCATACGCTCGCCAGACCCGGCTTCAATCCGCTTACGCTTGGCGTGGATATTGGCCCAGAGGCCTTTCTTCTCGCCATACTTGGCTTCGAGTTCCACGAGGACAGCGTCAATCGCTTCCTCAGAGTAACCCATCACCATCATCTCTTTCTTTTTCTTACATGCCGGGCAGTTGCCACACTTGCCATCGGGGCACATGAAATCCTGTTGGTCCATTTCGGAATTGTCGATAGAAGTTTGACTTTTGATCCACTCGTCAGGGATCTGCCCACTATGAGCAGACTTAAAGTTGTCATGGAGAGCTTTAGGTGTGATGCCCTCTTTCTTGGCAATTCGTTTCATCACCAGATCGATTGCGTCGTACGTATGCTTGCTCATAGAGAGCAGCTCGTCCTCAAGCTCTTTGACTCCTTTCATTGTCTGCTATTTGCGCGGAGTGTGATGATCTCGTCGCGCATTTCGCGCATTTGATCGAGCATCTTGTTATGGAAGTACTCCTCGCTTCTGATGTGCTGAGCGAGTTCTTCCTTGGTTGTGTATTGGGTTGGAAGCTGAATCTGCAAATTGGTGACCTGATGAGAGATCACCTCAACGTTTTCAGCGATGGCGGTAAGCTGAGAGTCAGTTAACTCGGTATTCCTTCTGGACATGAATCCTACGGTGCCGATTATAGCACCCGCGACCGGTCCGAGGATCGCAGCAATTAACTCGGGGCCCATACTTAATGACTAATCTTCAGGCATCCCGGAGCCGCCCTTCTTGATGCGTTTGAGCACTGCATCAGGCAGACCGTTCATCCAGTTGAACTTTTTGGCAATCCTCAGGATGTTTCGCTGGAGCTTATCGGTTGGTTGGTCAGAACGACCCACGCTCATCCAAGCTCGCCTCACATCTTCTGGAGATGCGATGGGGAATGACATGCCTTCACCAGCGAAAGCACCCCTCATTTTCCCCTCCTTGATTGCACGGCGATACTCCGCATCAGCGAAGTTCATCGACGTAGCCTCGTCGAATGACAGACCCATGCGGTCGCGGTAATCTGCCATTTTCATTTCACGATGAGATGCACCACGCATCATCTTGCGCTCGCGAATCTCATTCATTGCGTCGTCAGCTGAAGCATAGGAGTCCCGGGGTGTAACCTGAGCTTGCTTCCTGGCACGACGTGCTTTGTTGTGGTCCAGTGGACTTCCGCCACCAGCGTAGGCATCATTCAGATTCATCATCTGCTTCAGGTTCCTCCTCGGTTTCCGATACGAACTGCATGCTTTCGAGCTCAGCTCTTAGCTCAGCGATTTGCGAAGCCACGTCGTCAAGATCAACAGCGGGTTCTTCCACTGCTTCCTCTTCAGGCTCTTCCTCACCCTCTTCCTCATCGGCCTCAGGTTCGTCAGACTCCTCGACTTCTTCCACTTCGCTGTCTTCCTCTTCAGTTTCCTCATCCTCGTCTCCGTCACGTTGAGCAAGAATGGAGTTAAGGTAAGCGTCGAACTCCTCATCAGACATTTCAGCGATGTTGATGTCGTCCTCTGCTTCATTCTCTTCCTCTGCTTCATCCTCGGCATCGGACTCAGCCTCAACTTCAATCTCTTCTTCAGCCTCTTCTTCCACCTCTTCCTTCTTGCTGTCAATCCGCTCTTGAGCAGAGTCACGCATGATTTGAAGGATTTCATCCGGAGACTGCTTCTCGTCTTCGCGAGGTTGCTTACCGTCCGGGTATTCCCAGAGTTCAATCTTGTCTGCCCAGGGAGAGTCTACAGGCACGGTCTCAAGACCATAGTCCTGACCCATTAAATGAGTGCCCTTGATCTCATCATCAACTTGGCGTTGCTGTTCGTTTGCGTAAGCATCGCGAAGCTGTTGATACGCCTCGGTGCTAAAGTCTCCTCCGCCCATGTTCAAATAGAGTGGGTTGTCAAGGTGATTTTACCCTTTGGGCTCTTTCTTTTCCTTCTTAGCAGGTGCTTTGACCACTTTGATTTCAATGTCGTCCATGCGACCATCAAGTCCAGACGGGGATGTTTTCTTAGTCATGATTACTCTACAACAACATAAAGGAAGTCGCCAACTGCTCGCACTTCTTTAACAGTTTGGCTGGTGTTACGAGGCAGTATGGCCTCTTGTTCGCTCTTGTACGTGGCGTTACGCTCAATGCCATGAAGCGACTTAGAACGACTCTCGATAATAACTCGAGTGTTTTTGCCTTGAGAGAAGTTACTGGCAATTTCTGGATTGCGACTGTATGAGCCGAAACCACCGTCAGAAATTTTATCGCCTGGTTTGAGGTTAGCGTACTGAGCAAGACGTGCCCCTGTGGCATTGAAGCCACGGTAGTGTGATGCTCCAGCCTTATTAGCAGGCCATTCCTTCAGTGCCTTATCCAGGTTTTCGATGTCCTGCTTAGCCACTTTAGTGCAACGCTTGCCACGGGCGCAGCCATTCATGGACTTGTAGGCCGGAGGGTTTGGCTCGTTTCTTGCGTAAGTGAGAAGGGCTTTTTTCGCATTAGCCGAGACTTCACGGGCTTCTGGACGCTTTGCTGCTCGCTTCTTCATGTCCTTCATCCGCTGCTCTGTCTCCTTTTCCTCCGGAGACTGCATCCTCTTACTGATGTCCTTCATCTCCTTACGGAGTTTATCAATTTTGTCCCACTGCTTTTTCTCCATCGCCTTAAGAAGTTCTTTCCTCTTCTCCTTAATGAGCTCCACACCCTCTTTTTTCGACAGAGGACCAGAGTCTTTCTTAGCAGCAGGCGCGGCTTTGGCTTTGGCAGCAGGTGCTGCAGCCTTTTTGGCTTTGGGCGCAGTTCCAGCCACACCAGACTTCTCCATCTTGGCAACGTTCTTAGCCGCCTGCTTGTCACCTGCTTTGGCTTTTTTCTTTTCCCTGGCTAGGTCTTTTTTGGTGGCCTCAGTTCCTTTACGACACTTCGCCCCACCATTTCCATAATACGTGCCGTTTTCACGAATGCAGGTTACGAAATCGTAGGACTCCATGAACTCTTCATAGACTCCTGGTGCCCATTCACTCTTTTTCATTGGTCTTCGTCGAGGTAGATGTCCCTTCCTTTCCAGGAGTAGGGGCCCCGGGTTTAGCAGGTTGCCCAGGTGTGGCAGGAGTCTCAGCACCACCTTCACCGGGTTTCTTACCAGACATCAGATCACTCACGCTCTTCAGCGCCTCAGAGATTTGAGCCTCAAGTGCTTTACGCACTTCAGGATTCTTGATTTGGCGCAGCGTCTTCTGAAGTTCCTGGATGCGTTTCCGCACTTCCTTAGCACGAGCAGCACGAGCAGCTTGAGCTCGTTGCTGAGCTTTACGGGCCTTAGCGGGATCAGCGGTGGTGTTAAGATTCATGCGGCGATCGTTGCCGCTGCCCTTGCCACCTTTGCCCTTACCGCCTTTGCCCTTACCACCACCTTTGCCCTTACCACCGCCTTTGCCTTTACCGCCACCTTTGCCCTTACCACCTTTACCACCTTTTTCCTTCTTGATGTCACCGCATGCCTTCTTCCCCTTCTTCTTACCAGACTTACAGTCCGCTTCATGCTGTTTCTTCGCGGCAGCTTCAGCCGCTTCTTTCTTGGTCTTATCCGCCATCTTTTGGTTTTCAGACTTGATGCGAGCCAATTGAGCCTTGGCCTCCTTGTCACCAGCCGCGGCCTTCTTGTTTAAGGCTTCAACATCCGCTTTGGAGATTTCTTTTCCTTGCTGACATGTGAACTTATCTTGGATGCCATAAATGACTCCATTTTCCTTCTTACACGCCTTATAGTCAAGAATCTCGTCTTGACCCCATTCATTAAAGTTTAGAGAGTTCATAGCGCTGCCGCGAGAATGTTGTCAATTTGCTGTTTAGATAAACCACCACTTGAGGGCTTAAATCTATTTTCCACGTCTTTAAGGATCGCACGGTTGGGACGATCATCGTTGGACTTAGCGATCGCTTGTCCAAGTGCCTTTTCATCGGCGGAAGTGAGTGGAAGGCCCCAGCGTAGCTTAGCTAATGCGGCCATGGCCTTAGCGCTTGGGTCACCAGTACGGCCTCGAGTCCCTTTTACCCAGGCGGAGCCACCTTGGCCCTCTCTTACGGAGGCTCTCATTATGTCTTTGAGTTCTCCAGCTTTGGCTTTATCAATTTGGCTGGCCACCTGAGATTTTGGCTTAAGCGGAAGGTTTTCCCGTAGTGCCTGTCGTCTTTGCTCCTTAGCCCCAGCCGCTGTGGCGCCTGCTGCCTTAGCCTTCTCAACGTCCGCTTTAGACATTGAGGCGTTGTCCCGTAACTTTTTGATGAGTCCCTGTTGGATGAAGTTTTCAGACTCAGCGCCGGACTTTAACTTTCCAGCTTTGATTTTTCGGCTGGCGTCTGCTTCCAATGTGCCCTTCACCTGGTTAGAAGCCGTGCTGATCCAAATCCAGTTTTTGGGATTGTCCTTACCACCTTGCGTACCAGCCAACCTATGGTCCAGTTGCATACCAGACCTCCATGGAAGTTCATTCCCAAGGACATCTTTGAATTCGTTATCCATCAGAGACTTGAGCACAGCTCGTCCCCGAGCATCGGTCGCCTCTTTACCCTTTGGTCCCCAAGCTTCTTCCCGCATGGCTTCTTCTGGTGAACCTTTACCAGACAATGCGCTGGCAACTTTGCCCCATTGCTTTTCGTCCTTAAGTTGTTTTATGACTGCGTTGACTTCTGCTTCGGAAACGTCATTTTTAGCCTTAAACGTTTTATCCTTACCCGCCTCATAAAACTCAGCATATTTTCTTGCTTCATCGGGGTCTTGCAAGTTAGCACCGGCTTGCTTTTTAGTGCCCGCCTTACTGTCTTCTAAAGTCTTGACCGCAGCATTGACTCTCTCCGCCTGCTCCATCGTCAGACCGTCTTTGGTGCTATTTGCGATACGAACCAAGTCCTGTTCCGGCATCCCACTAAGCTTTTTCTCTAATGCCTTACTGGCAAGCCCGGTCGCGCCTACATTTTTGACAATAGATTTACTCATGGACTCGGGGGAAGCCTCTATTCCCTGATGGCATTGCTTACCGCCATGACCGTAGAACGAACCATCCTCCCGTTGACATGTTCCAAAGTCATACATCTCTGCTGCGAGAGCCATCGCCTCTGCATACAGCACCTCGTTGTAACGTCCAGGGTTCATTCTTTGCTCTCCGCGTAATCTTCCCAGGTCTCATAGCCTCGGATGGTGAGAAGGGCCATGAGCGTCTCCATGCTATCCATATTACGCTTTGCCTCTCCCCAATACTCAAACGCGTAACCTTCCTTTACAAGGCGATCGTTAAACGACTCCTCACCGCGGAAGAAGTGTCCCAGCATGCGACCATACTTCCCGTCCTTAGACGTCCGCACAACGATGTCACCCTCAGCTGCGAACCAATCCTCAGCGAAGTGCGTGGCATCATAGCCAAGCATCTTTTCTTTCGCATTGCGAGTGCGCTTTTCAGGTGTGTCCACACCAGCAACTCTCACACGCTCTTTCTTGAAAAGACCGAAGCCTAGGTCGAGGATGACATCAACTGTGTCGCCATCGACGACTCGTTCAACAGATTTTACGCGGTATTCGTACATGATTAGGTATGAGCGGCGACTCTAAGGTCCCACTGTTTGAAAACTTCTTCAACGATTTTCTTCTTATCTGACTCACTCATCCCACCATCTTCCAATGAAAGGTAGGCGCGGATCTGGTCTTCAGGATCGAAGTCCAACCCATACTTCTCTACGGCATCATCCAGCAAGGAGCAAGCTTTGCCGAGGTGTTTGTCGATGAGCTTCCGACCAATTGATGTGGCAAGAGGCTCGATGATTGCTTTGTGAATGATGAGCATTCCAAAGAAGGATGCCATTCCGATAAGTGATTCAGTCATAGTTTGTTACCATTTCACGCGATCTGCCCAATAAGCAGCGCTGGACTTGCCTTTGGCGATGTTCTTACGATGGCGGGCCTTAAAGCTCTTACGCTTCGCTTTCATGCGGTCACTCTCACCTTTCTTTGGAGCTCCAGCTGTGGATGCACCCTTCTGACCAAACTTGATGAGTTTGCCCTTCGGCCCACAGTCATCGCAGCAGGCTTTAACAACATGCGACTTGCCACTACCATCGCTAAGAGGGCGAGGCTTGTTGCAATCCATCGCTTCTTTATCAATGCGCTGGGCATATTCTTCAGTTGCCATTTCCATGAAGAGCTCATAGGACTCTTCGTCAAATTGTCCGAAATGGTTCTTCATTTCGCCATCCTCTTATGGATGTCTAATAGCTTCTGAGAATGCTTTCTCATCTTACTATTTTTAGTTAAGTTGCCAATGGACTTGGCCATGAGAGACGCTTTAAGGAAGTCTTTTTTGAGGAAAAGATCTCTGACCTTGGGCAACTCGTCAAATTCTTTAGGTGTCATTCTCCAAACCCAAATGCGTCTACATACATCATAAAGCGGTCAAAGTCTGGCTTTTCTGACATCTTTATGAACTCATCCACTGCTTTTTCAACAGCTTTGTCAAAGTTTTTTGATTGGGCTGGGCTAAGCTCGTTCTCAAGATACTCTTTGAACGACTTACCTTCTGAAATCAACCCAGCTCTATTTAACTTGTCTCCTTTGCTATAGCCTTGGGAGGTTTGAGCAGCAAGGTTGACCAGCACTTCTTCGGTTGAGCTGACTCCTTTCTCTCCTGTAAGAGCACCAATCTCCGCTGAACCTTTTTGAGCAAAGGAGTGGACCATCATATGGATGCGGTCGTGGGACTCAGTTTCGTTTTCAAGTCCATGTGTTTTACGCCAAGCATCGGCTGCTTGGTCCATTGCCTCACCGCTACTCCAAGACCCGGCTGGCGGGACATCAGCTGCCCCTCCTCCTGCTCCGCCCTTGGCGTTTGGTTTAGCACCTTTCTTTTTGTTTTCGAGGTCTTCTTTCGTAGCTTCAGTTCCTCGACGACATTTGGCCCCGCCATTACCATAGTAGGTGCCATTCTCTCTGATGCAAGTAACGAAGTCGTACTTATCCAGAGCTTGAGACCTAAAAGAGCCATAGGCGCTTTGGTTAAACTCCTCTTGCTTCATAGCGGAATACCATCAGCAGTCATGCAGTTTTTGCCGTCAGGAGTGCAGCACACTTCACGGCGTTTGCCTGAGATGGTTTGAGAACCCTTGGAGCGGAAGCCATCGGGGCAACCAGACTTAAAGTCGTACTTCTCAGCGGCGAGTTCGTTGAACTGGGCTTCAGCGTTAGCGTTGAATTGTCCGAAATGATTCGTCATTTTGTAGCTCGAGGTCTCAGTTAAACACCATTGACCTTTACGATTTCGGCCAGTTCCGCACTTCACTTTTTCTTAAGGTTGAAGTGTTGTTCAATGAAACCACCCAGTGAGGGGTAGCCAGCGCCACTACGGGCGGAAGGGGGAGTGGGCTCGGAGAAGTTCATGTTCTCCTCGAGCATTGCAGCTTTCGCAGCTTCCATCACTTCGGGCGAGACGCCGCCCATTGTTTTTAGTCTTTTGTCCATTATACAGGGAGAGGGAGACCTTTGAGGCAGTTTTACCCCAATGACAGCCCGTTCATTCCTTAGACGATTCGCCGAATTGCGCTTCCATGATCATTTTCCACAACTCACGCTTATACTCCTCTAAAAACTCTTGCTGCCACTCTTCTCCTCCGGGCCAAGTCTCCACAGCCTTTGTCATGGTTTCATAAAGAAACCTCAGATGCTTATACTCAAGCTCAAGTGAGACTGTATACAGATAGTCGTCACGACTACTCATTCTCTGTCCTCAGGGCGATCGTACTTACTGCCAGTCAAATAGTTCAACTGCCATGTGATCTCCCTCTTCATCTTCTTAAAGAAGGAGTCCATGGTGTCATGCGTGTGCTTCCCCATGAACTTTTCCGCCACTTCCTCCATCTCCTTGACAGTTTGGAGAGACTCCCGGTCTCCCATCAACTTCAAGCGTGTGTAGATGTTATGCTGACGATCAGTAGCCTCAAGCAAAGTCTTATTGTACTCGATCAATCCCTCCTTCGAAGTATTTTCACGTAACTTCGGGAGCTTTTGACGTAGTTCTTCAGCGTCTTTAATACTCTGCCTAAGTGGGTCCATGATTACAGGGATTGGTAACGTTCAAGAGTTCTCTTTGGCATTGGCGATCCGTTAGTTACGGACTTCACCTTACCGTCTTTAACGACCCAATAGTCATACTCAAAAAAGAAAGCACTGGAAGGCAGTGCTCCCTTTCCTCTCAGTCGGTTGGGAAATAGGTCCATGGTTTTCGCTTTACAATGTAATTGTATTATAGTGAGTCTCAGGTAAACTCACTTTGAGACTAATCTCGTTGGCGCCAGTCATCGGGCTTGTCTTGCTTGAACCAGTCAATGATGTCGTCGGCGCCATTAAATCCTGTACGATAGTTTGACGGGTCGGGGTCACCCAGGCCCATGCGATTCATGAAGTCGTCTATCGTCCCGTCTTCAATTCCACTGGCTGCTCGCCGCGCTTTACGCAACCATTCGCGTGCGGTTGTGTTCGCCTTAGCAAGCTTCTCGCACCAGATCATATCGCCGAGCTGGACTTCTTCATTCCGGGCAATGCGCCCACAGATGAACTCTAATCGTTTTCTGTATTCCGTTGAGAGCATGGAAGGTCAAAACAAGTTTGTAAGAAAAGGCGCTGACCTCTTAGTTTGATTTCGTCAGCGCCATCATACCAGTCGTCTGAGTTGTCGTCCCAGTCTTCATGGTAGTCGGAGTGCATCAGTCCTCGTAAGCAGCGAGAATGTCAGCAATGACACCATTACGAACGATGTCACTCTTTGTGAATTGGACCCTTCCAACTGTGTTAAGGTTGGAAAGACGGTGATAGCAATCAAGGAGCCCGTTGTTGGCCTTGAATACATCTAAGTCGATTTGTCGCGTGTCACCTGTTACGATGATCTTGGAACCTTCTCCAACTCGTGATAGCACGGTTTTGACTTGGTCAGGCGATGTGTTCTGCGCCTCGTCAAAAATGATGAGACTCGAATTGAAGCTTCGTCCACGAACATCTTCAAGCATCATGCTTTCAATAATGCCTTTAGATGTCAAGTATTCTGCTGCACCATGTGACTTTGTCATGACAGCGAGGTTGTCCATTACTGGTCCAACCAAGGGTGCCATTTTCTCAGCCAGTGTTCCGGGTAGAGCACCCCGACCACGTTGGTGAGCACAGCCTACGTCACTACGGACGTAGATAATCTTTTCGATAGCACCAGCTTTAATAGCTGAAAGTCCCCACCAAAGAGCTACGAGTGTCTTTCCGACACCAGCAGGCCCGACGGCGATAGTAACTGTGTGCTTATTGAGTGAAGTCCAAAGATCCTCTTGAGAGTCTGTCTTTGGATAGAAGGGGAGGATGTCCATCCCCCGTCCCGTGAATGTGGTCCGTTGTTCTTCCCGCTCGGATGAACGGCGAAGGCGGCGCTTCTCCTTGGACGAAAGCATGAGATTTGCAGGTAGGTCTAAATTAAATGTAGCGACGATCGTTCGACTTAGCTCATGATGAGACTCACCTCCTTTATCTTGTCCAAACATAATGTTCAGGCAAAGGACTAATGCAATTTTACCTTAAAGACCCTGGTCGTATCTCAGGTCAGATGAACGAGAGGAGTTAGGTCGAGGTTGAGCTCCAAACCTGTAGGCTTCGCCTGCTGATCCAGCACCAAACATTGACCTCCTCCCGCGCATATTATTGCCACGACTAATCTCTGTGAACTCGCCCATGTCACGTTTACCAGCTCTTCCCGCACCAGAGGCAAATGCGTTGGCAAATTCACCCGCACCGCCAATCATGTGGAACGAAAAATAGGTTAGCGCCCAAACAACCGAATCAGTCCAGTCATCGTGAGGAACGTGCGGGAAGGCAACGATCTCCTTAAAGAAGGCATCCACCCACTCGCCGTCACAGAAGTAAACCTGCCCAGCTTCAAATAGCGGGGCGACCGTTTGCAAGCGGATCGTTTTTGACTTGAGTGGCTTGAAGCGGTGGACCTTGATCCTTGTCTCCCTCTCAATCACTTGAATCAACGACTGACCAGACGCAGCCTGCTCAATGCATAGGAACTTGGCTCCGTAATACTTTCGCGTCTGCTCAAGGACGGCGATCAAGTCAGGGAAGGCCCATCTCCCATGCACCAGCTCGCGGATGTAAATGTTATCAGGGGTGTTCTTGTTATAGCCTGCTACACAAATGACGCTTTCGTCTGCATGCTCCCGCTCACTGAATGCGGTGTCCAAGGCAAGATAGGTAATGTCAAACTCCGTTGGGATCTCGTCGTCAATGAGACGGTTCAACCAGCCTGGTTTGATAATCGTACCTTCCGCAGCAGTCGGTGTACCCTGATAGAGTGCAGAAAACGCTGATGAGCCCATCGCACGCTTCTGCGATTTGAGCATCTCCGTTGTGAATACCGGATTAGAGGGCCAATGAGACTCTCCTTCTTGACGACCAAGCGGGTCTGTTTCTGCATTTTCACAAATCCCTGGAATGTTGACCCATCTCCAACCAAATGGGTTGTCGTGTTCGTCCCATAAGCCATCGGAGTCCATCAAGACTCCATGTAAGTCGCGCTCATGGAACCGGGTGCCAATTAGCACCTGAGCAAATCGGTTTGTTCGTCGAGTAGATGCCTGCTCACCCCACCAACTCTCAAGACCTTGTAATGCGGCCTTTGAGTCGGAAGACTTGAGCGGGTCATCAATCACAATCGCCCCAACTCCTGGTGAATCCTCAGCTTTTGATCCAGCGGTAAAGCCAGTGAGCACACCACCAACAGAAGTACCGAGAATATAACCACCACCCTTAAGGTCGTACTTGGAGTCTGCCTCATGTCCTGTGAACTCCGGAAAAACGAGTTTGAAAGCCTTGTGTCTTAGGTATCCGTGAATGCCGCGAAGGAAGCGGTTGGAGAGCTGTGCGCCATAGGAAGCAATGATGTGCTGTGTCTCCTCATCTCTGCCAATCAACCATGCAACGAAGACCTGAGAGAGCATAGACTTCCCGGATCGAGGTGGGCATGAGATGATGAGTCGCTGACATTCTCCACGAGCAACGGCCTCAAAGTTTGAGGCAATGATCTCATGAAACTCAGCGACTTTGAGCTTACCATCGAGCATGAGGTCCGCAAATGCAAGGAAGCAATCACGGGAAGCAGCGTGCTTATATTGTCTGATGACGGACTTTGGAGCTTCGAGTAGGGTGAGTTCCCTTAACCCGCGTTCGTACTTCCTCCAAGTGGAGTGTTCCTCAAGCAGGTCTCGGTGGTTTACATAGATCATTCGCAACCTTCTATCATTTGTGCGGCAGATGCACCTAAGTCACCGCCAGTTTGTGTTCCCAAGAGTGTAGCCCATCCTGCAGCAAGCCACCCGATGTAGGGAATGTTAGCGACCACTGGAACTACCGTCCCTGCTGCCAGACTCCCTCCCACTATCGCACCGCTCGATCGTCCGCCACCTGCCGCCTCGATGCACGCGATGTCTTCTGCACTTAACTTTCCCTCTTCACTACCGCCTCCCTGATTTCTCACGCCATCTTGTGTGAATTGCCGGGTGGTTGTGGTATCGTTCGTTGCGCCAATGCCAAAGAACCCAGACGAGCGTCTTATGTCAGTGGATTCTCCGAGCACTCTTGGATCATTCCCAATGTACTCCAACTCATACCCGTCTCTTGTAGCGCGGACTCGATATGAGGAGAAGTCGTTAATCCCGTGTGGGATTTGAACAACAGGGACATTCTTATCAGGCGGGTTGATAATGTGCCCTAGTACGCCGATGTGTGCAAAGCCGATGATCAGTCCCAGGCCACCGGCGAACCATTTAGACTTGAACATATCACTGTCCTCCGCTTATCTTTTTAAGGAGCTCGTCGACTTTGCCGGTGTATTCCTTGGCGAGAGTCTCCTCTGCTTTGGTCTGCTTGTCTTGTAGCGTCACGATATCACTCATCAAGTCACGATGAGTCTTGACAGCTGAGTTGAAGATATTGAGCAGGTCACGAACACCTGCCTCTGACATAACCGCTTTGATGTCCTGCAGTGCATCATCAGCAACTTGCAGCACGTCGGCGGCCATCCGCTCTTTTTGAGCGATGATCTTTTCGTTAGGGTTTGACATAGTTAGTTGAAGCGTTTCTTACAGCGTGAGCATCCGCCGGTTCCTGGACCTCGCCGGGAAGGAGCGGTGCGATGGATCTTAGAAAGGATCTCTTTGGCGTCAGACGATCTCCCGGCTTTGATCGCCTTGAAGTATTCTTGCCAAAGCTCTTGCTTGCTATTCATAGTCTTCTTCTATTCCGTAGATAGTGTCAAGGAGTTCCTTGACGGCAGTTTCCTCGTCAGCAAATTTAGCAATGAAGGACTCGGGAACCCGAGATGCAAGAAGTCTGATTTGAGTCTTGGATAACTTCTTGTAGCTCTCGGCTAATTCATTTGTGTATTTAGAAAGATCCAAGGTTTCTATCAGTCGCATGCGTCAGGTCCATTGTTTTCAGCTGAGGGGCTAGGGCAGTCTATGTTAAGATCCGTACGAGATGGGTCGAAGATTGTGATTTCGTCCGTCTTGATCCAACCAACGCCAATGGTGCTATGGTTTATCTTATAGAACTCAAACCCGTCCGCAGTCTTAAGGACATTCCCAACCTCAGCGGTAATCACCCATCCGTAAGGCATCTGTTGAGTGCTACCATTGTCGTCAGTTGGGTCGAGATAAATCGTAGTCTCGGGCCAAACATTAGCCCACCCATAGTCGCCTTTGGTCTTGATGCGCAATGGATTGGCCTCGCCGGCTCGACCTTGGAGATTAAGACCAATGACGACCTTATCTCCGCAGTTAGCAGCATAGTAGGTCTCGACGAACTCATTGGTGTCTCGAGTTCTGATGTTACAGATCAAGAACTTGCCTGTGACGTCAAATGTCCCGGTGGACACGAGGTTGTAGTCGTTCCAATCCGGGAGGAAAGTTTGACCTGGATCAGCTGTGTAGACCAAGTCATCACCGCTAACCTCTACTCCGCAATACTCCTCGTCGTAATCCTCGTTGAGACCAGGGGGAGGGAGGACTGGACAGTAAAGGCGGTTATTGTAGACGACCTGACCAGGTTTGATTTCATCAGCGACGTTACCAGGGAACAGTTGCCTGCAATTCCCTCGTTGAACACAAGGGTCCAAGGAGACGAACGGGTTAAGTTCTGAGATGACGATTTCCCAGTTCTGAGTGTAGACATAGTGGGACGAGTCTGTGAGTCCTTCGAAAGACTCACTCTTCATCGTGAATGGGACGATGATCTGCACCCCACGGTTTTGCGGGACTGTGTTGTTGAGAGTTAAGTATGTCCCAGCACACATTTGCAGTGCATAGTCATGCCCCGAGTCAGCGAGGTACGACTGTGATGAGATGAGGATTTGAAATGTCATTGTCCGCTCAATCGTGAGCGGGACACGTTGCTCCACTGTAGTCGTGGAGCTTACGTAGCGGACGACGATTGATCGGGCCATCTGTGCGATGCCCTCTTCATCCTGTGTAGCAGCGAGCCGCACGACATTGACGCCGAGCGGGATCGCTGTTGAGGACAACAAGGCATCAGTGATGAACTCTTCAATTCGACTGATGGTGTTGACTCTCATTATGCAAGGGCTCCGATGACCATAATGGCGATGTATCCGCAGTCGTCTTGAGCGGCATCGTCTGTGCGCTCAACTACGATGTCTACAGAGTTGGCAAAACGTGAAACGACATTCACAGCTCTTGGAGAAGCACCAGTTCCGCTGTAGTCTTGATCACCCGCTGTGCAAACGACTGTGTATGCAGTGGAAGCAAAAGAGTTAGTGAACGAGATTGTGAACTTACCTGTTTCTGTACGAGTGACACCGGAAACGTTACCAGAGGCAATTTCATCAGAAGACCAGGAGAAGCCAGCGCCAGCAGACGCATCAAACGAGGCGTGAGCTCCAATGCCGAATGTGGTGAATCCAAGGTTGCCACTGCCATCAGTGGTCATCACTTGACCCGCATCTCCGTCTTCAGCTGGGAGGGTCAGCGATGCATCAGCTGAAAGCGAAGCAGGCGCTTTGAGCTCAACGTAGTTGGTGCCATTGGCAGAAGCCTCATTGAACTTGACACCCTTGCCATTGTTTACGATTACGCCCGTTCCAACTTGAAGCTCACCAGTGGAGATAAGCGCCATCCTTGTGTCAAGGGTGCCACTAACGCTTGTCTTCCAGATCCACTCACAGGTGTTCATGGAAGTGTCCAGCGTTTGCACGTAGGACTGAGCGCCTTCCGCCAAGGCTGTTCCGTTGTAGCCAAAGTACTGTGTCAGTCCAAGGAGGTCGTTAGCCGCAAGTTGACTAAAGGAAAGGTTAGTGCCTCGGCCTTTATTAAAGCTCTGGATGGGAGGCAAATACGAATCTTCAAACCTGTTGAGGGACAGAACGTTGGCGTCGTTGTATCCAAAGACAGACAGAGCTGAAGCTGGAGCGGTTGTGTTGATACCTACGAGACCATCTGAGGCATCAATGTTGAGAGTAGAGTCACCAAAGTCTGCGTCAACAGTACCACCGCTAATGGCCGTGTCAGACAGAGTAAGGACCGCGCCGGTCGCTGTGTCAGCAATACCAGCGGAGTTGATGATGTTCGTCGTCCAGCTCAGGTTGCCAGAGCCGTCAGTCTTCAGGACTTGGTCAGCAGAACCATCACCGTCAGGCAAGGTCAGAGTTACATCAGCCGTGACAGATGCAGGAGCCTGGAAAGCGACGTAGTTGCTACCGTTAGAGTCAAGCTCATAGTAGCGAAGTGCTTTTTGGTTATCAAGACCAATGGGCTGAGTAGCAGTGATGAGCGTATCGCTCAGTGTCATCACTGTGCCAGTGGCAGTGGTGTCAAGACCAGTGGTCCCACTCCCGCCACCAGACTGGGTCACCCAGCTCAGCGTGCCACTGCCATTTGTAGACAAGACCTGTCCACTTGTGCCATCGCCATCAGGCAGTGTGAATGTGACGTCAGCTGTGACGGAAGCAGGTGCTTGGAAGGCAATGTAGTTACTACCATTAGCATCTAGCTCATAATAGCGAAGAGCACTTTGGTTGTCAAGACCAATAGGCTGAGTAGCAGTGATGAGCGTGTCGCTAAGAGTTAGGACAGTGCCTGTAGCCGTAGTAGCGAGACCAACAGGGTCAAAGTCAACCCAAGACAAATTACCGCTACCATCGGTAACCATCAATTGGTTAGCCGAACCGTCTCCGTCAGGCCAAGTGAAGGTTGTGCTGGTTGTGACTGAGTCGGGCGCCTTGAAACCAATGTAGTCGGTGCCATTTACTGTAGCTTCCTGCCAACGGAACTCACCAGCATTTGTTAGCGTTGGGTTTCCGCTGAAGATAGGGGAAGCAGCTGTGGTTACACTCGCCCAAGACAGGGTGCCAGACCCGTTGGTCTGAAGCACCTGTTGCGTTGTGCCGTCGCCATCGGGCCATGTGAAAGTCGTGGTCGTGGTCAGCGACTCGGGCGCCCTCATACCGATGTAGTCGGTGCCGTTGGAAGTCAGCTCATACAGGTGAAGCTCGGCGTTGTCCGACATGTTGACGTCACCCGTCACCACAGGATCACTCGCCTTCACGAGGTCTTCCCCACCAACCGCAAGAGTGCCGGTTTCGGTGTCTACGCTAAGCGTCGTCCCACCCATGTTGATGGTGTTGTTGCTCAGGTAAATGTCACGGAAACGCTGAGTTGCAGATCCGAGGTCATACGTAATGTTGGTGTCAGGTAGGATGTGACGATCGACTGTTAGGTCAGTTGCGTTCGTCGTGATACCAGACTGAGCAGCGAGGACGTCAGTGAAGGCGTCAGTGGTAGCCTCGTTAGATGCATTACCAACAAAAATGTTGCCGTCATTGAGGTTAGGCGTAGCGGATGCACGTCCAGCACCACCAACCTTAATCACACCATTGCTGCTATTGACGCGCTGGACACGTCCAATGTTTTGGATTAAGTTTGCTTCTCCAGTCGGTTTGGTTGTTGTCCATCCACCCGCAACGGTTGCGCTAACATAAACCACATCATTGACGGTCAGCCCACTTGTATCAAGGGGGTCAGCACCGCTACCTTCAACCGAACCAAAGGTGATGATCTTACCTGTGGAGCCGGAGGAAATGTCTTCGCCTACGAAGCCATAGGCAGGCATCGTCGTGGCGCTATTTGCTTGTGCCTTTGTGACGATAGGAACATCGCCTGCAGCACCTGAGATATAAACTACATCGCCAAGGACGAGAGCACCATTAGCTTGAGCGGTGAATGTTACAGGACCGTCAAGAGTGGTTGCTTGTCCACCCGCTTCAACCCAAGCGCTTCCGCTCCATGTCTTCAAGACAGAGGGAGTTACGCTTGTGTCGAGCCATTGCTCACCAATAGAGTTGCCCGACGAACCGGCAGGAGAAGCATTGGGAGCGGTGCCACTTACTTCAACTGGGCCTACCTTTCTGACGAGACCAGATGAGTCCTCAAAGAAGACTCCAGGAGTGCCCGACTCATAGTTTAGGGCGAGTTCTCCAATGTCCAATGAAGCTGCAGTTGGACGCTTGGAGGCTGTGTTGGACTTTTTATGAAGATAATTAACGGACATTAGACTGCCAACCGTAAGGAGGCGAATAGAATGGGGTTATTTACTTTTTACCCTGGTGGGTAGACAAAGAAAAAGCTCCACTCCCGTGAGGGAGCAGAGCTGAAGGTTGATCGCGGAGGGATCAGAAAGAACCACCGTCAAACGAGCCGCCTGTCACGGGAGCGATGTCGCTTGTGAGCAACTCCCTAAATGCAGCGTTGCCTGCGCCACCGGTGTTAGGTCCGGCGAGGACAGCGTTCTGTGCAATGTTGGTGTTGTCCACACCTGTGCCACCGTAGGAAAGACCAACGATGTCAGCGTTCCAAGTACCAGTTGTGACGGTGCCCAGAGTGGTGATGGATGTTTGACCAACATATGTGGAAGCAATGTCGATGTCGTTGGCGTTGACCGTGATACGATCAGCGGTTCCAACAGCGTCGATAGTGTTACCAGACTTGACCAAGCCGTCACCAGCGATGACCTGACCAGCACCAGAGAACTGTTCGAAGACGATGTCGTCTGTTCCAACGGTGGAAACAGTCTCAGTCTGAACGTAGCCGTTAGCAGCGTTGGTAGTACCAGACTCGATGAAGGTGTAAGCACCAGACATCTCGCTGGTAGCGTCCATGTCGGTGGTACGAGTCAGCACCCAAGCGGTAGAACCATCACCAACAGTAGTGACTTGGTAGATACCGTTCTCAGGGCTGGTGTTGACTCCGTTGTCAGACTGGTTCTTGACCAGGACACGGTTGCCAACGCTCAGAGCGACTCCGTCGATCGTCAGAGCAGCGTTAGCTCCAGCGTTCGTCAGGGTTGCGCCAACACCAGAGGTGCCGTTGTTATAGGTGCCGTTCAGTTCAGCTGTGGTTGCGACTACGCAAGAAGCCTTGGTGTCGAGACCTTGAGCTGTGCTGTCGACGTAGATCTTAGTGGCAGCATCCTGATCGTTGACAGGATCAGCAAGTCCAGTAAGCAGTTGGCCGTTGAAGTCAACAGAAGCAACTGGAGCAGCCATGCTGTCCAGAGTGTTCGTTTGAACACCGGCGTCGAAGTCATTGACTTGAGTGTGGGCGATGTCGATCAGGACATCTGCAGCAGCGGTCAAGCGACCCTGTGCATCCACAGTGAAGGTGCCAACAGTGTCATCAGCGCCATAAGCGGCAGCGGTGACAGCAGTGTCGTCGAGGGTCAGGGTGACATCAGCGGCGTTGCCGGAAGAAGTCAGACCTGTTCCACCCAGGATTGCAAAGGCGGAGTTTGTGGGGGTAGCAGCGGTTCCGTCGGTCGTCACGGACTGAGGAACTGTGCCTGCCAGTGTTACGTGGCCAGAGGCGAGGCTGAAGTCGCTGGACTCGTAAGAAGCGATACCTTTGTTGCCCGATCCTGCACCAGCAGTGGCGTCTTCGCCAGCAATGGTGATGGAGCCAGAAGCGTTGGTGATATCGACACCTTCACCTTCAGACAGAGTCGTCAGGGTGTAGCCAGAACCGTTACCGATCAGGACCGTGCCGTTAGCAGCGGAGGAGCCATCCACGCCTGTGCCGCCATCTTCAGTAGCGACGAGGTCCAGGTTGACGAAACCGTTGCCGTCGACGGAGAACTGAGTGGAGTCGAAGCTTGCAACGCCGGCGTTTGCTGCGCCAGAAGCAGCTGCGGCGGTCGCCAGGTCTGCATCGAGGGTGATCCCACCAGCGGAGAAGGTAGCAGTCAGGGACTGACCATCAACCAGGAATGCTGAGTCGAAAGTAGCATCGTTAGCGCCGTTGGCACTTGCGATCAGGATTTGTCCATCCTGTGCTGCGCTGTTGTCAACGCCTGTGCCACCAAGGTCGGAAGCAACGATGTCGCCACTCCAAGCACCAGTGATGTTGGTAGCAGTCAGGTTGTTGACGTAAAGGTTATCAACACGGTCTGTGTTAGTACCGATGTCGATGCTGCCGCTCTGAGGAATGAAGTCCCCATCAGCGTCCATGACCCATGCGTCAGCGCCGTTGACCTCGAATGTGATCGTGTCAGCGGTTCCATCAGCAGTGACGCTTGTGTCGCCATCAGTGATGTCATTGGTGCGAGCTTCAGCCCAGGTCAGGTTGCCAGAGCCATCTGTCTGCAGGACCTGAGTGTTGGTGCCGTCGGCAGCAGGCCAAACATAAGTGACGTTAGCGCCAACAACGTCCGGAGCTTTGAATTCTACGTAGTTGCTGTCGTCAAGATCGTAGAAGCGAGCAGAGGCTGTGCCCAGCAGGTCTACGTGGCTTGTGACGTTGACGTCTAATGCCCAGACTTCACCAAGACGGTTAGACTGGCTACCGAGGTCATAGAGGAAGTCCGATCCAGGCAGCAGGTCGCCGTTTGAGTCGATGTTCCAAACGTTAGTGCCGTCAACGGTGAAGGCAATGTTGCCATCGGTGCCGGTGTCGGTAACCACCACCGAGCTGTCAAGCTGGGTGATATCGTTTGTGCGAGCCTCGGCCCAGGACAGGACACCCGAACCGTTAGTGCTCAGCACCTGGGTGGAGGTTCCGTCAGCAGCAGGCCAAGTATAAGTAGTGCTGTCAGAGGCAGCAGAGGACTGAAGGCTGAAGTTACCCGAGGTGGAACCAGGGAAGGTTACCAAGGAGGACGACACTGAGGTCAGACCAGCAAGCGTAGTGCTGGAGGATCCGAGATCGATGTCGGTAGTACCAATCGTGGTAGTACCAGGGACAACGAACGAAGCCCCAGTGTAAATTTTTAATACGCTGTCTGTGGTATCATACCACATTTCACCGACGCTGTTGCCTGTGGCACCACCAGCAGCCGGGGAGGAGTTAGGAGCGGTCCCACCAACTTCTGCAGGGCCGATCTTACGGACACCGCCGGTGCTGTCTTCAATATACAGACCGGGAGTTCCGTCATTAAGGTTAACGCCGATTTCACCTTCAAGGAGGTTTACAGCTGTTGGGCGCTTACTGGCGGTGCTTGACCGCCGGTGTTGAATCTGAATGGGCATTAGAAAGAACCAGTATCAATAAGTTCAATTTGGTTGAGCGTGTTGGCGGTCACGCCGTTACCAGGTTGCAATGCCGTTGTCGTTGTTGAGCTGGTTGTTTCAACCCAGGCACCGCCACCTGACTGGACATAAACCCGAAGCACTGATGTTGCACCAGATGGATCGAGCCACATGTCACCCTCGGAGGGGTCTGATGGGGCAGAAGAAGTGACATTCACCTTAGAGGTAGAGTCCCACTTGCTTCCATCCCAAGATTCCAGGGACCGGTTGAGCACGTTCCATCGAACTGACCCAACTTCAGAACCGGATGCCACCGTTATGGAATCTCGTGGAACCACGAGTTCCCCTGCGGAGGAGGCGGTGGCTTCAATTTTGAGCACTCTTCCATGGATCGTAACATTGCCATAAATGTTATCACCTTGGATGCTCATGCTTCGGAGCGGATAGCGAACCCACCCCTTGCCGACGTCTCCGTTTGTCGCCAAGACTTGTCCTCCTTGATCGATCCTGACGTTTCCGCCATTCCCGACGTAGAGGTAAATGTTGTAGTTGAACTCTCCCCCGTTAAAGTTGTCAGTCGCCATGTTTAGGGCGATCTGACCAGGTTCAAGGTTGAGTGGATGTTCCCCCGGATTAAACGACCGGAGGTGTTGTAGTGTTGCGAGAGTCATCGAAATCTCCGGTAATTAGGTGGTTCCGCCGCCAGCTTCAGATCCACCTGCGTCAGTGGGCTGTTCCGGTTCACGGGATCCTGAGTAACCTCCACCATTGCCAATGTTGTTGTTTTGGCTATTAGAATTGCTTGTGCGGGTGTCGTGACCTTGTTCGTAGGCGGAGTCAACCCACCAGCCGTCTAAGCCTCTTCCAGTAACTCCGTTATAGTACTGAGGTATTCGGAAAGAACGGATAAGGTTGTTCGAGTCCGTGTAAGCGGGATCGTCAGGTCTTGCAGTAGCATCGTCTGCTGATAGCTCTCCAAGTTCTTTGATTGCCTCAGCATAGTCTGACTTTATGTCTTCCCGTCTTCTTACCGTGTCCAGATAGTATCTGGCGATAATGAGAGAAGTGCGGCGTCGACTCGAAGAAATGAGCAGTTTTCCTGCTCGAGGCGCTACTTCGATGTAGTTATCAATGAGAGCGCACGCGTCCTGGATTGCCATCCAAATCTTTTGGTTATTTGGTTCAATGGCGTCAGCGTCGTCTATGTTCGAAAGTTGGATTGCCTCTCGTAGACCGTATGCTAAAACGAAGTCGTCTGGCGTTGCAGAACGGGGTGCGGGACGCTCTTCAATAGGATACGGGTCCTCGGGAGAGGAAATAGTTTCCTCTACGGTTGTTGTTGTTTCTCCGGTGTCTGGGTCAGTGGTGGTTACCGTGGTTAGAATCGGAACACCACCGCCGAGGTTAGAACTTTCTACCCACTCTGTTTCGTCAGGGCTAATAAGGTTCTTAACCGGAACCTTGTAAAACGCTCTGACGACATTCCTACGAATGACGAGTTGATTAGCGTCCTCGCTTACCGGGGCGCGGATCGCAAGGTCAATGTCGTCGGGTGGTTCGTAGTTTAACTCGATCTTGTCACGATACGTGAGCGCTCGATCAATGGTGATTTGAACGGAAGCGGTCCCATAAAAGCTCGCGGCTGTAATCGGGATCTTTCCGTAGTTGATAGAAAAGGACGTAGCGGGAAAGACAATGTCCTCATCAAGTGGGCTGTCGAAATGAACCAGGATTTGTGTCGGGTTCTTTTGGACGACCTCTGTAACTTGTGGTGCTGCCATCAGTATTTCGTCACATATTGCGAATTTTTGTCATAGATCAATGTCTTCGCACCTTTCTCTGCTTGCCTGAATCCAAGCTTTCTCCAAAACGCTGTTGGAGCATTTTCAACTGTAATCAGGTCCACACATTCCGGAGCCTCTTCGAGGAGAACGGCAAATGCCTTCTCGACGGGTTTGGAATTGTGCCAGTTGTAGTGCGACCAATCAGTGATGTTGAGGAGTGGTCCCGTGATTTCGTAGTTGATTTCACCAAGGAGAGTTCCTCTTGCTTCCTCATCTAATAAGTAAGAGCCAATTTCGAGCTCGTCCTCGCCTTCAGTAAGAAGGAGTTGACCATCGTACTCGTCACCGGTTACTTCTTGAACCCTATAGCGGTTGGGATCATTGGAGAAGATAAACAACGCTTCCTCAAGAACGATACCTTGTCCAATGTCAGCAAACGTTCCACCGTCATAAACCGAGGTAGGATCTGGCACTGGGTCCAGGATTACATCTCCATTGTCGTAGAGTTGGAACTCGGACGGATCGATAGGCACGAGGATAACTGAAGAGTCGTCGAAGCCATCGATAGCTAAGTCGTCCGTCTCGTCTTGCGTTCCTGGAGATGAAGCAAAGTCGTCGTAGACTCTTACGGAAGCAAAATAGCGTGTGATGGAGTTATCATCGGTCAAGTCATCATCGACCAAACCAGATAATAGGTCTCCAAAAAGTCCGTTGTCGAAGTACTCAAGCGAAGCACTCGGGTTAGAGAAGTTTACTCCAGCATCCCAGAGCGTATCATAGATGTTTTGGAGAAAGTCTTCACCGCCGTCAAAGCCTAAGTCCGGATCCTGTCCATTAGGATCACGCTCGGTGAGTTTTTCGAACGTGTGGAAGTACTGCCAAGATGCCGTTGCGTATGGCGAGGGTTTTTGAGTCTCTCCTAGCGTATCGTACCACTTGAGGTCAGCAAAGACGTCGCGGTTCGGATCGACTGTTAGTCCCCTCTTGTCCATATCAAGTCAGTCGTATTGAGATTTTACCCTCTCGTGGTCAAGCACCCCCATGGTGTTTTGCTTCTCCGCCGAACGGGTTGTCTCGGGGATCGGTGCCATGTTTGGAGTTCTTGCTGTACTCCTCGTGAGTTGTTGGGAAGACGTAGTCCCACACAGTGTTCTCCTTCACAGGATCTTCACCGTCACCATCGGAGTCAGGTTTCTGATCGCCGTCATCCTCACCGGCATGACCGTGCGCAAGGTCAACCATGCGAATCCAGTAAAACTCACCTCGCCGCTTTGCACAGACGCACAGCCAGTCGGAGTCCATCGGACCACCTTCTTCCAGCACAATGCATCCGTGGTTTTCAGCCGAGGCGTCAGGGAGCGACCCGGAAGGGAACACCTGAGTCCGAACCATGTCGGAGTTCTCAGGGATACCACCTTCACCGTCACCGCCACTGTCACCGCCTGAGCGGGAACGGGATCTACCTGAAGTGCTACTGCCTCCACCTGACCACTGCTCCGTCGTTTCCTCAGGATCGTAGATTGGCGCGCCAAAGCTTAAACGGTTAGGGTCGCCTGAGCGTGCCTTGATCGGGACACGCATTCCGACCAGCTTCTCAGGTTGCACCCCACGAAATGGGATGTCAGGTTTGATCCAGTCGGTTTGTGTCGGTTGAGCACCACCTTGGTCAAACCCGTCCTCAGTTTGAAATTGCGGGTTCATTTGATCGAGAACGACCTTCACACGCCCGCGGCGCTCGGGATCATTCACGTCAACGATCTTGCCGAATGTTGGTTGCATTTGTCCACTCAACTCCTGCGCAATTTGCGATCCGCGATCAGCGCGGCGAAGGAGTCGAGCGAGGTCGTTTATCGCTTTATCGTTCATGAGAAGCGGCGGCGGATGCCTCGGATGGAGTCACCAGTTGGGCGGGAAGGACGGACCATTTTGGTCTTAGGAATGCGACGAGGAGCGGGTGGCTCTTCTTGCTTCGCTTTCTTTTTAGGCTTAGGCTCAGGCTTTTTCTCAACCTTGGGCTCAGGCTTTTTCTCCTCAACCACTGGCTCAGGAGCTGGCTCAGGATCAGGCTTTGTTGGCTCAGGAGCGGGCTCTACGATAGGAGACTCAGCCGCAATTGCGACCTCAATCTCCTTCTCTTCACTACCACCAAACCCGTTGGAATCACGGGTCGTACGTTCCTTGCGCCTTTGAGGCTTCTCCAGGTAACCTTGCTGTTCGAGTTCGTTGTCCATAGTCAAGTTCGATCGGATGGAGTAAGTATGCCGTGTTTGATTCAAGCGGCGAGAATACACATTCACCAGAGGAGTCCTCTACATCTTGGTCGATGAGTGGGTTTCTCCAGCAATGTGCCATAGTTGGGTCAAAGACCGCTTCCTCACTTGCTGAGAAGTCAGCAGCAAAGTATGCATAGCCAACGAGGTAGTTCTTTTCAATCACTTTCCTCGCCTCGTTCTCAGGGAAGGTGATGTTTGGCATCGTCAACGGCGACTCGTCGTAAGTCGGGGCGTTGGTGATCGGGGTGATCGCCACAGCGTCAAGGTCCGTTGAAAGATGACCAGTTAGGAAGTTGTTTTGTCCCATGACGTAGTATTCGCCACGGCGAGAACCGTCGTTGTTGTATTGACGTGAGGCGAAGGGACTATACTCAGAGATGAGTCCATAGGTGTATGGGATCGCCTCTTCCTTCTCCAACACCACTTGAGCGCTTTCGTATGCGCCTTGCGATGCCTCAGAGAAGTCGTCGTATGCAGTGGAGGTCAGATAGTCCTCGTGATACACTGCCTTGTAGCTTGTGTCCGGGTCGTCCCCGTAGACCAAGTCATACAGTCGTGGCTCAGGATCTTTGGACCTAACATCAATCTCATTGAACCGAGATGGTGACGAGAAGTAATGTTGGTTGTCGCAGACCTGCGTCGCTCGGCTCCACTCTTTACCATTTCGCACATACTCAAGTGGCATGCGAACATGATGACGATAGGAGTCTTCCGGGTTGGGACCACGGTTGGTGTCAGCAGTTAGGAAGTTGCGATACTCTTTGAAGCCTTTGACAGTGGGAACAGTGTCAGTGCATGTCAGCACGTGGTTGTTCCACACACGCAGTTGCTTAAAGGAGTTGTTGACGCTTGGGCGAAGATCCGAGAGAACCTCAGAGAAGTCAAATAGGCGAATGTATTTGATTTGCTCAGGGTCGCAATAAGTGACAATCGGCGGCGGGTCGGCTGGCAGACATTGAGACGTATCTACACCGTTATCGGCGAAGTTTGGTCCGAGATATGCGCCAGTGGCGGTATCCCATGTTTCGTTATCGACCAAGCAGCACTCGACTTGACAATCACAAAGGTCGTAGTCGGGCGGACCAAGGAAGGTCCAGACTCCGCCATCAGCGTAGCAGTCAAAGTCCAAGTCAGGTTCACAACCGGGCACCCGACAATTTGCCGGGTCGGGCACAATAGGCGGTTGCTCAATGCACTCGCATACTGTTTCCCAATCGTTATAGACTCCGTCGTCGAATCCTTTCCAAGGAGTATCAGCGTCGCAGATGTCGTTGACGTCAGTTGTTAGGAATGAATGCACTCCGTAGTCAACGTCATCATACGTCCCATCATTTGCTGTTGCCCATGGTCCGTCAGAGTATTGCCATTCGTCTCCGTTGGGGTCGTATGGCGGTATGACATTGAAGTACGGGACAAGTTCGATCTCTCCATTATCAAGGTGAGCGTCGAACACCCACGTGAGACAAGGAGGATTGATGATTGCCGCAGCGGTCAACGCTTCCCAGGTAAATTCAAACCCAGAGATGCCAGAGAACGGCATACGGTCATAAATTCCTTCGTCGACAACATCAAACGTCGCACCCGTTGTGCTTGCGTTCTCAAACTCGTCAAAGGTTGCGTCGGTTAGATACCTAACAGGCCAGTCCCAAGGGAAGGCATCGGGGTCGCTGGGATCCGGCGGATCAGGGTTGCGGTTAAAGTATCCCTCAGCACGCTCGTCCTTCGGATCGAAGTTAGGAATGCCGTCATTATTGTAGACAAAGTCATCGACGTCGCTATCAGCTTGTGGAGCATTAGCAAAGATGTCGTTGTCGTAGTCAATGTGTGCGGGGAGACCAAGGAAAGCAGCGAAGTCGCCGTTATCATACAGCTCATCTTCCAGCAACTGCCAGCTCTTGACCCACGTATTGCAGTCAGGCTGGCATTCGTCCATCTTATGCTTATCGTCCAAGTAAGTTGGAGCCCAATAAGCGTTTCCGTACCACGGGTTTCCAACACCCAGCTTCAGAACAGGGAAGTCAGGGACGAAGTCTGTGTCGCATCCATCAACCCGGAAGATAAACTTCTCAGGATGAAGTCCAGTCCACCCAGTCCTTTCGAGTCCTGCCATTGCAAGCAGTTCGTCGATGCTGTAGTCGTGGACCTGCGGGATTTGACGAACAGAGAAGTGCTCGTCTGCGCTATGCAGACTCAGGGAGTCAAACAGGAAGTCCGTAGCAAGTTGGTTGCCTTTATTGCCCCAAGCTCCAAGGAATTGACGGGAGACTTCTTGCGGAGTCCAATCGCTGATGTCACGCCAGTTGCTAACCTCAAGCGCTAACGCTTCCGTACCTTCAGGTGCCTTCTTGCGCTTAACGACCAGGGATCCATCAACATACCGGAGTAAGTTGAGGCGAGACCCGTAGAATGAATCGCCGTAATGTGGCTCAAGATCAACCGTGGGCTCTTCGTCGCTTTGATCTCCACCAAGGAGGATCTCAACCTCGATCTCGGCATCAAAGATGTATGAACCACCTGTGATGAGAGCGGGATCTTGCAAATAGTCTGTGTCTTCTCCTTGTCCAAGAGGAGCGATCCGTGTCTTACCATTGGCATCTTCCCAGATGTGGAAGTATGCATCTGCGGACGCTTTGATCTCAGAACGATTGAATGGTGCGGGCCACTCCTCGTAATCGAGGTGCTTGTTGAACACACCAAATGCGCCAGTTTGCATCTGACGCTTTTCGTCCATGGTCTCAGGGAGACCGACGAAGTTATAGCTAAAGTCGGACTTAGGGTTCGCACGACCCCAATACTTTGGCCCGTTGAATCCAAGTAACTGCGCCGTCCAGTCGATTTGACCATGAGCGCGAGCAGTTGCTTTGTTGATGTCTTCGCGCTGAGCGTCAGTGAAAACCTCAGGCTCGATGCCACGAAGTTCGTACTGCTCTACGTCAAATATCGGCCGTGGCATCAATCATACTCCTCGTTGTCTGCGAGGTCTGGGAGACCAGCAACGATTTGGTCACGCAAGGTGTCCACATAAATCTTAGTCGCGCCTTGATGATCCTCTGTCGGATATAACGTCAAATCAGTCTCAAGATTCCTCACTGCGTTTCGACGCATATCCAGAACCCCGGTGATTTGGACGTCAGCCGCCTCAATCCGTGTAGTAGCCATTGTCCATGCTCCAATCTTGTAGTGTGGTTTGGGCGTAAGGCGGTGTTACGAGGTCGCCGTTCTCCTCGGGGTAAGCAATCCAATCGATCATCGAAGCTTCGACGTCGACGCCAACCAAGGCGACTTCGTCAGGATAATCAATCTTAGGGACTTTGCGCTCCAGGCCCAGTGACACTTCACCGAGACCCCAGCAAGCGCTGTCGTCCATCTCTTCATAAAAATGGAAATCCGCTGATGTCGGATCCATGAAGAGAGAGTTATAGTTGACCACGTCGTCAAAACGACAACGCAGTTGTTCATCTCCAAATGTCGTGAGCCAATCAGCGACAGGCTGGTACTTTTCGTAAGTAACTCTCCTGTGGTCGTTGACCCTGAAGACTACTCCATTCTTGACTGTGAATACTGCCAAAAGAATGTAGTTCCCATCGATAGAGTCAAAAAGATCTTCGATAAATGGGACGGCTTCGGTATCTGGGAACAGTGCACGGGTGTCTCTCAACAAACCATTGCCTGTGTAGGAAACGTTGTTGATCGAGACGTTGCCATCCCAGAAGAAGAATCTGTGATAGCGGTACTCTGGGCCTTGAGCGTCAAAACTCCAACCTTTTCCGTCAGGAACAATTTGACTTCTCTTCAACCAAATGATCGCGTTGTCACTAACATAGTGAGCAGCACTTGCACTAATTTTTCCCAAGTCTCCGTTAAAGAAGAACGACTGGGTGTATGTTGGTTCAAGGAAGTCGAAGGTGTAGTGAGTCCCGACTAAGTATCCATCAGCACCGTAATAGTCATTTGGCCACCAGCTCTCATCAATAGAGTCGCTGATGCCGTATGGCTTGCGGTGTAGCGTGGTTTCACCGGAGGAGTCATAGGCGATTTGAAGGTCCGCCATGGAACCCTCTTCGGTGTACGCAAGAGCGTACCCACTGCCGGGGTCTTTGTCAGTCTTCCTAAGGCGATATCCAATCTGGTACTCGCCATCTTGGAGTCCTCTCCCACTGGACAGGGATCGGATGTTAACCCTTAAGCGGTCAACAGTCAGCTCACCGTGTTCCCAGGTGATGACACCTCCTTGGATGTCAAGTGTTGCCCAGTCGCGCTCAGACCGAACAACTTGTAAAGTGCCAGGTCCATTGGCGATTGGGACCGTTGGGTCCAGGTAAACAGCGGCCTGGTCGAGTTCGTACGATTTCTGGTACGCCTCCCCGATCATCGGGAGACGGTTGTAGATCGGACGCCCGTGATCCCAGCCCCATGCAGTCTTGACCGGCTCTGCGTTGAGAACCTTCAGCGCTTCAGGGCTATAGACCTTTTGACGAGTGATTCCGTCGTTCTTGAGCTTGGTTACGATCTCAATTGATAAGTCTTTTGCATCCATCACAATCCGAGCGTACCGTTGCCATAGTCAGTTGGTTTGTATTCCCAAGATGAGATCGTTGGAGAGTATGACACAGCGGGGATTTGATTCCTGTACTGTGTGGACTCCCAAACGAATTGATTCCCGGTTGCGACAGAATCTTTGGACTTGAACGTCAGGTTAGAGACGCCGAGTTTGATCGATGACGCCTGGTCACGAAGGCGTGAAAGAAGGCGACCATCACAATCAGCTCGTGCCACAACCTTTTGGAACTTAGTCACAAGCTCCTGCATCCGCGGAGTATTTGCCAAAACTTGGTCGTTCCAAGCAAGGATCTCGTCGTCAGGTGTTGTAGGCTTGATGACACGGTAGAAACTAAACGCACCGTTGATCTCATCAAAGACCACGTCTTCCATGTTGTAAGTCGGGTCAACCCAGTCCACGGTTGCGGTAGCGATGTCTGTCGCCTCCATCAAGCCATTCCTGATGTAAACCTCAGGGGAAAGCATTGGTGTGAACCACGTCGTTGCGACGTAACTCTTGACCGTAGACTCCTGACGGAAAGTCGCGATATCGCCAGGAGCATAGCGGAACATATCCCTGTATTTGGGGACCCCAGGCATTATCATCTCCCAGGTGTTATTGCCATAACGCCATACCCCGCGATCATCACCTTCAGGGGTGATAACCTCAACCGTGTTTCCGTCAGCCAGCTCAGAGGAGTTAGTGATCAAACCCTCTCCGATCATCGCTTGAGTGATGTTCACCGGGAAAGCTTGGAAGTCAGCGCTGAGCTCAACCTTGTAGGTTGTGTCAAAGATGTCGTAGCTCACTTCGTGGATCAAACCTTCGTCAATCATCGTCTGAAGGTCTGTGCTGTCAGGAGTGAAGTCCCGGAGAGCAAAGAAGTAGCGCGGAAGCGTAAGGTTCTGCTCGATTAAGGTGGAGCAACCAGAGGAAACGTTTGAGCAGTTGGATGATGCTTTAAAGCATGCTTGCAGCTCATCGGCATCGAATCCACCTTGCTCACGATAACGAACGTACTCACCCAGCTTGAAGCGTGTGGAATAGCGGAAAGGTTTCTTATCAAAGACCGATCGTCCGCAAGCGCTGAACGAAATGACATTCACAGGCTCAAGGAGACCTTCTGTCACTAATGTCTCTACACGTTCGGTGAACCCGACGTTGTCGTCAGTAAGGAAGAATCCAAACTGACCGGTGACACGGAAGTACACTTCCTTGAGACCTTCAGCCTCAGTCAGGAAGCAGGTGTCAGCGGTGACCTGTGCGTTAGCAACCTCAGCGAGGTTAGGACTCTTGACGAAGTCGCCTTGAGAGTAGATCACCTCATCGGTGAGAATTTCTACCTGAGTGAATGTTGTATCTACGAACCCGTTTGCTTGCGCGTTACCAAGAGTTGAGGTTTGTTCTTCAACGACGAAGTTTGCCTTAGCAACATACACAGGATACCCAACCCGCGTCTGGAACTGAGAGGACTCAGGAGATGCTGGGATATATAGCGTGTTGCTGATATCGTCCGGTTCGAAAGGAACGATGTCCGGATCGTAGAAACCGGAGTTGTTATAGTTAATCGCGTCGCCAACAGCAAAGCTGGAGAAACTCTTCGCAGCGCTCAGGAAGCCGTTCCTGACAAATGTCTGAGGCTGATCGCGGTTACTATAGAAGAATGGTGTGAGAACAACGTGGAGGTCCCCGGACAATGGGAAAGAAACCACTTCGCCGGTCTCGTAGTATCCCGTTGTGAACTCCTTGATGATTTGAACATCAAGCTTATCACTATTGGCATACTGGACCGTGTCGTTGTTGTCAGGGTCAAAGTCGGTTAGAGCGGGATAGAAGTATGGCTCAGTTCCGCTATACTCGACGATGAGATCGTTCTCCTTGACACGGGACCCGGTCTGATATGAAAGGGGAGTAGTGTTTAGGAACGTGCTCAAACCCATGTCAGTGGGTTGATAGTACGCTTTGATCCCTGAGATGTTTGGGTCTGTGAAACGGTTTCCGACGCCAAGAGTGATCGGGAATGTGGCAGACAAAGCATTCTGTAGGTCCAGCACAGAGGGCTGGTAGTCTACAGGGAACACCGCATTGGGTGTAAGGATAGAGAAAAGACTCGAGCGAAGAGTGCTTGAGAGATCCTCAAGGTTTTGGGCGTATGCTCGGCTCGGGTCGTAGTCTAAGGTGATATGTACGTCAACGTCGTTGACTTCCATCGGGTAAATGTACCCAAGGAATTCAATAGGCAGAGACCACTTCATCAGGGTCTCAAGTGCTGCGGTTTGTGTTGGTGTGATCGGTGTGCCGTCAGGGTTTAAGACGAAGAACGTCACGGACGGGTTGGAGCGAATATAGTCAGTGTCGTACTGGTAAACTCCCTTCTCGCTATGCCGTGCCAAAACAGACACAACGGTCCCTGGACCAAGTGCGTCAGAAAACCAGTCAGTCCAGTCCTCAGCGGAGACGGGATTGCGGCGGCGGATGAGAGAGAAGAATCTTTCTTTGACTTCGGACAGCAGCTCAGCGTCTTGTCCGCCGAACGCTGCTTCACGGTTAGTGACACCGACGACTCCGCTTAGCGAAGTGACAGTGCGAGTGATAGTGGCGGGTTCGACGTTGCCCTTAGTCCCAGTCTCTACAGCGATAGCACGCACGGTGCCTTCGATGGATCCCTTGGGAATGGAAAGACGTTCGAGTGTGACAAACTTGATTGACTCGCCGCCAGTTAGGTTAGGATCAGTCCCGAGCTGATACCCAGCGAAGATCTCAAAGGTTTGATCCTGGCCCGTGATCTGGAACGTAACATCGACTTGAGCACCTGCCCCAGTCCGACGTTGGGCACCAAGAAATGGCCCGACCCACTCAGTGAGGACGGACTCAGGGAATTGGTTGGCGAATTGTAGAAATTCTGCCTGTGCAAACGTTTGACCCTCCAGCAACGCCATGATAGGCGAACCTGAAGAGAAGTCATTCAGCGTGGAAGAGGATGCTTCATATACTCTTCTCGCAGCCGCTGCGACTAACTCGGCTTCAGACCGAGGGTCAAGTTGAACTCGTGGTAGCGGTGCATATCTTGGCATCAGAAGGAGCCTTCATCAACGATAGGGAAGCTATTGATTCTCTCAGTGAGAATTTGCTTTGTGATGAGGTCTGCTTCCTCAAGGTTGGAGTATTTCAGCGTGAAGTTTTGGTCGCTGCCTCCAATGTTAAACCTGGTGTTAGTGTTCCAAGAAAGTGGTGCACCGAAGCCAGATGAGTATGTGCTCGATCCAAACTGGACCTGCCCAATAAAGCTTTTCTTGCCAGAGATACCTGCAGTGTTGCCGTATTCCTGGTCTGTGTTCGTAGTGACATACTGGGTATCAAACCCGTAGGTGCCGCCACGTTGAATATCTTGGGAAGTGATTGGGTCAAAATGCCAATCGGAGTCAGTCCCATCAAAGTAGAGCTTCTGAGCTCCATTCAAAAATTTCGATGTAACAATGACTCCGGGTCCGAAGGTTGTCTTCATTTCGCGCGAGTAAGGACCTTATGGACAAGTTTTACCCTAACAAAAAAGCCCCAACCTCCGAAGAGGTCAGGGCTAAGTCAGCTGGGGATAATCAGCTGTAGTTCCAATCGTTCACGGTGAACACGAGTTCGATTGTTCCAACGTCACCAGACTCCCGGTCCATTTCTGCAACCGTCAGCTGCTGGAGCTGACAGCCATAAAGCTGGTAGGGGGTGTTGTTGGGATCGTCGCCATTACAAGTAGTTGGCTGGATCGTGATTGTGATGAATTCACAGTTGTAGTCAGACCAGATCTGCTCAATGGTGTGAGCAAAGGCAGGATCGTAAGGTGCAGACAGTGTTACGTCGTCGAGGGCACGAGGGCCAACGACTTTGTAGATCCGGCGTCCAGTGCCATTGGCATACTGCCCGGATTCAGCGGTATCGATGATGCCTGAGAATGTAGTCCAGATGGTCTCCATCCCCGCAATCGTGACGATAAACGCCGACTTTGGAATAGGTACGATGACTGGCATTTAGGGATTCCTCCTGAAGTATAAAAAAGTAGGACGAATCAAGCGAACACGTCAGCGATAAAGAAGCCAGAACCGTAGAGACCTGTTGCACCGAGGCCAGTCATGTTGACTGCACGCTCGACAGTGATTTCAGCGCGAACAACGCGACGCTCACGAATGTAATACTCAGGACGGACAGCGGGTGTGCCAGTCAGCTGGTATGTGTAAGAGAAAGCGGGAGTTGCGGCAGAAGCACCACCAGCAGGCATGACGGAGTCAGAAGCACCCAGTGGGCTGTAGAACAGCAGCACAGCGTTCTCAGGGAACACAGGTGTCAGAGTGCCGTCGTCGTCAAGCTTACGTCCTTCAGCAACACGGATACCACGCTCAAGACCGAAGTAACGAGCGATCACATCGGTGTCGATGGAGTCAGCTGTTGTGAACTGGATGCGATCCAGGATGCTCTCAGTGGTGAGCAGGCGGTCGAACACGGCGGAACCGATCACGGCCGAGTTCGGGCGAATACCGATGTGGTTGGAAACAGCACGCTTCCAGCTCAGCACATCGTTGATGGGGTTGGCTGTAGCAGCGTCCCAGTTAGCGGGGCCTGAAGAAGCGCCGCGGACCTGAGCGTCAGCGTCAAACAGTGTCCAAGTAGCGTAGCTCAGACCCAGCTGAGTTGCGGTAGCGGGCTCATAGCCGGCCAGCAGGGAAACAGCGTCGCTGACGGTCACCTCGTAGGCGTTCATCAGACGGGACATCGCGTTGCGAGTCTCGATAGCACGGAGGTCAACCTGAGCGGGACCTTCACCGGCGTTCTCGATCACTTCCTCAGGAAGTTCCCAAGCCACGACCTCTTGCTCGAGAGCATAAGGATCGCTGTCAAAGCGAGACTGAACAGCAGGGATGTTGGAGCCATAAGCACGACGATAGTCGTTGATGGCGAAGGCTTCCTTGCCGAAACGCAGTGTGCGTCCAGCGCGGGTGGGGGTGTCCACCACAGGAGCGATGAAGTTGGCGATGTTTGTCTCGGGCAGCATGTAGCCCTGAGCCAACGTAGTCAGGATAGGATCGACACCTGCGTAGGTGTCCTTAAGATTCATCATTTTCTTTAATGTCTCCTTCTGCAGAGAGGATGACGGACTTGGTCTTACGCGAGTGCGGCCAAGCCCTGGTTTATATTATCAGCTGAAGCTGACGAGGACCATGGCAACGCCACCGATGTTCACCTGTTGGCGAACAGTAGGAGCGGAACCATTGGCAGTCACAGCACCACCAGCGGAGCTGGAAAGGCCGTTGGCGTCGACGGAGAGAGGATCGCCTTGAGCTTGCAGGTTAGCAGCGTCAGCGCCAACGAGCAGCAGGCCGGAAGTAGCAACAGTGCCGAGGCGCTGGTAGGTAGTAGCCTTGTCAGCATCCACAGCGGGGACGTCTTGCTGAAGCACGCCGAAGACTTCGCCACCAGCGGTAGCCTGAGCGAGAGTCGGGGGCTCGGTTGCAGCAACCGCGTCAATGATCACCAGGGTGAACTGGTCAAGGGCCACGGCGTCGGGCACCAGGCCAGTTTCGGCAAAGCGGATATACTGCTTGCCATACACAGGAGTAGCCATTTTATGTAATAGCGTAGGGGTTTAATGCCCTCTTAGAGGGTTTAACTGTCCGTTTGATTTGGACAAAATTAGGTGGATTCACGTGGGAATTTTACCCTATTGATAGACCACCAGGCATCTGCAGTTGACGTGACACCTACAGTTTTGACCGGGAGGCGGAAGTAGTCCAATAGGAACCCACCCTTGGGAGTCATACATTAGACAGTCTTGACAGACCTTCTTGTCTCGTTGAGCATAACGTCTCATTTGAGTTGCACCCGCCCTTCTCATCTCAAACATCTCACCAGCAGCGGCGAAACCATAAATAGGGAGGACCAAGTATGAGCCTAAGCGAGACTGCACTCCGTTCCAAGTAGCAGGGATTGCCTTTCCAGGACCCCCACCCAACTCTCTATCAGAGTACTGATCTAACCACTCTTGAAGTTCTTCGTCAGTAAAGTCTCCAGTGTAAGACTCTATGAGCTCTTCAATATCCATGATCTCAGCATAGTCATCGCTATACTGTAGGCGATCAGTTTTCAATGCTTGCTCAATCGCAGCAAAGAACTTCCATAGGTATGGGAGGGACTTGGTGGCTTCAGCGTACTGGGTTTGGGTTAATCTGTCTGACTTAATCCCAAGCATGTATGCCGCAGTAGCAGACGTGATAGTCTCATCTGCAGCGACTCTCTTGAACTCGGAGAAGCGGATCTTGTCGTCACGGAGACGAGCAACCAGAGCAGAGTTTCGCTCTGCCATCTCTTGCTCCATTGACTCGATTGACTTGTGCCCATGATACAAGTCACGGGCACGTTCAATCAGTTTGTCCTTACGACGAGATAGCTGCCCCATGTAGGACAGCAAATCCATCACTCAGCGGAGAAGAGGGTTTGCTTCAGAGCTTCAGTATAGCTCAGACCGTCTTCCTGAGACATGCGGAGAGCACGCTCATGAGGGTCGAGGTTTTCCATCGGCACGGCCTTAGGATCATGAGCAGCGACTTCGCTGAACTCAACCTGTTGAGGCAGAGCAGCGAGGATTTCCATCAGCTTGGTAGCGGCGGTCTCACCCTCAGAGAATTCCAGTGTACCGTTCTCCAGACCCTCCATGTAGTCGACCAGGTCATCCTGCTCGATCATGGCAGTGGTCAGACGACCAGTTGCATACAGGCTTTCGGCGAAGTCCTCGAGTTGCAGACGATGTGCGGCAGCAACAGCAGCTTGCTTTTCAGCAACTAACTTAGCATTAGCAGCCTCGAGTTGCTCAAGGCGGGCGGTCAACTCGGAGAAGTCAGCCTCAGCAAACTTCATCACGCGAACGCCTTTGCCTTTGATCTGCTTACCTGAGCCAGCCTTGGGAGCACCACCGGGCTTGTTCTCTTCGTGACCGTCGGACTGGCAGTCCTTGCCTTTGCCAACGCTTGCGCGATCTTTTTCTTGGGCACCGCCGTCAGTTGCTTTGGTCTCGCGGTTAGCTTCCTTACCCTTGCCCTTTTCGTCGCGACCATCGCTTTCGCCGTCGCCTTCGAGACACTCAGGGGCATGGCAGTCCTTGCCTTTACCGGTCTTATCTACACCAAAGGCGGTGTCCTTTGTGTTCTCAAGCTTACCTTGGGCAAACTCAAAACCAGCTTCGATGCCCTTGAGGTAGTCCTCGGTTTGGTCATCAGCTTCCTCATGGAGGACTTCGTCCTCACCAGCTTCAGCAGCAGCGTAGAACTTGTCCACACCATCCTTGAAACCAGCTTCCCATTGAGCAGCATCAACGCCGTTAGGGACGACTACTTCGCCATGCTTGGCTTCGTCTTCCTTGTAGCTCTTGCTACAACCAGCTTTGTACTCTTCAGTGTGCTCGCCTTCTTTGTAGTTCTTCTTCTTAGAATCACAACCGGCTTTATGCTCCACTGAATCTTCTTCAGCGTAATCGGATTTTTTCATGTCCTTTTTGATAGAAGCTTTGATAGCCTTACGACGCTTTGCGAGATACTCGTCAGAAGAATCTTCGTCGCCATCGTTGTCGATGTCGCCGTCTTCCTTGCCAACGGGATCCATCTTCTCTTCGTACTCGGAGTCAGCTTTCACACCAACATCAGAGGACTTGTCGCTGTCGTGGCCACGCTTTTTCTTAGCAGGCTCGAAGGTAGCTTCCATGTTGTCCGAGGTGTCTTCTTCCTCGTCCTCATCGTCGCCTTTGTCCTTCTTTTTCTTCTCCATGTTCTCCTTGAGAGCAGGAGGGAGTTCCTTAGAGTCGATGGTGTCCTCACCATCTTCCTCTTCGTCAGCATCCTCAGCGCCTTGCTTGGCCTTGGACGGTTTCTTTTTCATGTCCTTCTCCTCTTCAGCGAAGTCGGAATCAGGACGCTCCTCTTCGGAGATTTCAGCCGAGGGATCCATGACCTCTTCGACTTCAGCTTCACGCTTTGCTTCTTCAGCCATTTGTTGGCGTGCCTCTTCTAATTGATCTTTAAGAAATTCCATGGGCTGCTGATCGACAGTAAGTGTCGGTCCCAGCTCTTCGTCGAAGACTTGCTCAGGAGAAAGCTTCATCTCTACAGAGAAATCGAGCACACCTTCGTGGGTGGACTCTTCAGCGTAAGCAAATCCCTTTAGCCCTTTAACTGCGGGAGGTTGAGCTCCCAACATGGCAACGTGGCGCAACGACCACTGACCTGGCTCTGGGTTGATTTTGGACTCAGGCGCATAGAAGGACGCGGACACTTTCTTATAGAGTCCATTCTTGACGTAGTCCTCCATCAAAGGAGAAAACTCGACCTCAGCGTAGAGATCATCGCCCTTCATCTTAACTTGTTTGACCCAGCCCCATGACGGGACTTTGTCGTTGTCTTCATGACCGATCCTGATAGGAGCTTCATGAACTTCGGAATTATACGATTGAGCGACCTCAGCGAGATCGCCTTTCGTAAACTCCCGGGTGACCCCCTGTGCACTGGTCTGCACTCCAGGGGAGAAAATGTGGATGTCAGTCTTCATGCAGACAGGAAATTCCCTATGATGATTTTACCCTAAGATACGTCGCAGTGTGCCACGCAGTCTCTTCTCTTCTCCTTCTCCTTCTCCCTCTTCTCCCTCTTCTCCTTCGTCCTCTTCTATCTCCTCAACCTCCTCAGGTTCATCGCCAATGAGGTCATCAGCGAGGTCATCCATTGGAGTGCCATCGTTCTCCTCAATGATGTCATTTGCCGTGGCGTCCAACCCTTCATACAGTTC